CGCCATTGCGAATGCGCTTCCAGACGCGCTTGTAGTTCGCGCCGCGCACCTCGGCGTGCTCTGCCAGCGAGGCACGCTTGCCGTCGAGATCGACGTAGAACGTGGTTCTGCGATTGCGGGCCTGCTCTTTCGCGGTCGCCCAGCGGCAGTTGCCGGGCTCGTAGTTGCCGTTGTTGTCGATGCGCTCGATCGAGTATTCGGGGCCGGGCGCGCCGCCCATGTCGGCGAAAAAGTTTTCGAACTTTTTCAGCCAGCGTTTGCAGACGGTGATGCCGCGGCCTGCGTAGGAGTCAAAGCGGTTGTTGTCAGGTTTGGTGCAGCGGTAGCGCAGGTTTCGCCACGCTATCCAAGTCCGTGAATTGGCCATGCCATGCGTGCGATGCACCGTCCCGATGATTTCTCTCATCAAGCATCCACATGACTTTGACGCCCCAATCCTCAGGCTCATTTTGTCGACAACCCTTTCGACGCCGCAGTCGCAGCGACAGCGCACGGTTCGCCCTGACAATCGCTCAAGCACCATCCATCGACCAAAGCAGGATCCGACCCACTTATATTTATCCTTTTTAATCATAGAAATATGAGCGATATTTCATCGTCCCCGGCCGACTCGGCTGCCGCGAACTTGTTCTCGTAGGTGCCGACGTTGTTCTGCTCGCCGCGCTCCACCCCGGTGTAGGCGATCGCCGGCATGGTCACCTGGTAGCGGTTGCCGGCGGTCGCGCCGATCAACCCGGTGTCCAGGGCCATCGCCGTGCCGCTCTGCCAATCGGCGATGAAGTTGCGGGTCGCCACCAGGACGCGCAGCGGGTTGAACGAGCCGGCCGGGTTGCGCCCGGTGATCTGGATCTCGCCGTAGCCGTCGCTCGCGGCGACGCTCTCCGGGATCGCCAGCTCGACGCCGAGGTCGAAGTCGAGCTTGTTGATCACCGCGGCGAAGGCGGCCACGCTGAACGGCGCGTTGATATAGAGCGGCGGCACGGTCGAGTCGTAGGTCGCCACCGGGAGCGCGACGTCGGTGACGCTGACGAAATGCCCGGTGAAATCGAAGCTCGCCATGCCGGCGCCGCCCACCGGCAGGTCGACGCTGCATTTGCCGCGCGCCCCGGTGAGCTTGAGAAGTAAGCCATCGTCATAGAAATACATCGACTCCGATTTGTGCGTGGTCTGCGTCGAGTTGGGCTTGTAGGTGACCGAAGTCGAGGCGACGATGGTCTCGGCCCAGCCGGCGGCGCGCAAGAGCGGCGCGATCTCGGGCGGGGTGCCCGCGGCGCCCGAGCCCTTGATCTCGGCCTTGAAGCCGACCGAGATCAACGTCCCGCCGTACAGGGGCTTCAGCATCCCCAGGCTCGCGCGCACCGGTTTCCTCTGGTGCATGCGCGAATTGACGAAGCCCCATTTCACGTCCTCGACCAGGATCGCGTCGGTGCCGGCGACCGGCACCGAGTCGGTGTTGTAGGTGGTCTCGTCCTTGGCGAGCAGGACGGCGCGCTTGTTGAGCATGGCTTACTCCTCGGGGTTGGCGGCGGCTGGAATTTCGGACGTCCGGACGTCAGGCGCGCCCGGCTCGGTGCGGCGGTTCGGGGCGCGGCGCGGCGCGGCGGCGCCGGCATCGGGCGGCGCAGTGACGAAAGCCTGGCGCGCGGCGCCGGCGCGGGGGTTCTCGGACGGCTGCTCGGCCGATCCAGATGTCTGGACTGGGGCGGGTTTGAGTTTAGGCATCAAGATTCTCCTTTTCACTCGGCGTTTTTGATCTCGATCTGCCCTATCACGCGCTCGGGTCGCCGCGCGAGCGCCGGTACTTGACCCGGTATTGAAGCTCCATCGAAGCGGCGGGCTTGGCGAGCTCGCCCGTAATGCGCGGCTCGCCGGCGCCGAGCTCCACGATCGCGTGGACGAAGGCGAGGCCGAGCGTGTGGTTGGCCACGAGCGCGATGTTGACTTCCTTGCGCACCTGGTTGAGCAGCGTCTCGACGTTGCTCGCGCTGCTGTGCACCTTGGCCTCGATCACCACGTCGAGATCGGAATCGAGCAGCGCCTGCGCCCACGGGTCGACGATCGGGTCCGCGCCCTGCCTCACCCGCAGCGCCGGGGTCTTGTCCGCGGGGATCTCCTCCTCGCGGCCGCGGTCGACGTTGGTCCCGGTCGTGACAAGGCCGCTCACCAGCGCCTGCACGGCGGCCATGATCTGTTCGGCGCGGTGGTCGGCCATCGTCTATTGCTCCTGCAGCTCGAGCGTGGTCACCCCGCCGGTCTCATCCACGTCGGGCGCGCCCGCCATCTTGAAATTGCGCGCGCGGATCACGATCGTTGCGGTCTTGTAGCCCGCCGGCAGCGTGGAGGTGGCGCACATGAACGTGGGCCGCGTCGAGCCGACCGCGAGATCGTCGCGCGACGGCTCATCGAAAATGCCGTTGACCGAGGTCGTGCCGATGAGCGCGACCTCGGCGTGCTCGGCGGTGTTGAAGAACGGCGCGAGGTCCTCGGCGAACATCCTAGCGCCCGCGCGCGGCCGAGATGTGGCTGTGCTTGCCGAGCAGCCTGCGGAACAGGCCCGGCTGCGGCGCCGCGACGCGCGGCGCGTTGTGCTGATCGACGTAGGAGCGGATCGCGTCCTTGCCCACTTCGAGGAGCCCGTAGGCGAGCGTCTTGTTCTGGATCGAGCCGCTCGCATTCACGCTGCCGTCCTCGAACATGGTCACGATGATCTGCATCGCGACCTTCGGGCCTTCCTGCGGCGTCGGCGAATCCGGCGGCGCCTCGCCCTTGGCGTTGAGGATCTTCGGTTGTTCGGTCCCGTTCATGCTGATCCCCATTCAAGTGGTGTATTTCGGGTGATATTTGATATTCGCCGCCACCAGCGCCGGGCCGGTGACGATCGTTCCGACGCAGCGCACCCAGCCGCGCACCGCGCTCGCGTTGAGCGTGCGTTTCTGGATCTGGTTGGCCGCGCCCGCCGCATACGCGCCCTCGTTCGGCGTGATGCCGGCGGCGCCCGTGCCCGAGCCGTCGGTCGCGTCCTCGATCGTCCAGGTGATCGAGCCGGTGAGCGCCCCGACCTGGTTGGTGAACACGATGTCGCCCTCGGCCTCGCGCACGTCGATCCAGCCGCTGGTCGCGTTAGCCGTCGCCGCGGCCGAGATCGGATCGAGCAATTTAACCGGCTTCGCTGCTTGTCCCCAGTTTCCAATCATGATTGCTTCTCCTGTGTTGTTTCAAATCGAGCACCCGCGCGCCCACGAAAAACCCCGCTCCGAAGCGGGGCCTTTCATTCGCACGCGAAACGGGCAACTTCAGACGAGCTTGCTTGCGCCCCGCGATGCCGGGGGTTTCTCCGGCGCCGGCGGCGGCGCTTCTTCAGAGCGCTCCGAATCGAACGGCTCGGCCTTGTGGGCCGCAATCATCTCGGCGGCGAAGACCTTCGGCAGCTCGACGACGCTGCCGACCTTGGTCGGCTTCTTGTCGAAGTAGAACGCGCGCGTGACGCGCACCTTGGTGACTTGCAGTTGCATTGCACTCTCCTGTGAACCGCCGGCGACGAGCGCCGAGCCCGCCGCCTGCAGCGCCATGACGGCTGGGGTTTAGGTGATGGAAGTGGCGCGGGAAAACGCGAACGGCCGGCGCACGCCCACGTCCATCGAGTAGATCGCGCGCACGCCGATGATGCCCGCCTGGAAGTTGGCGTAAGGGTTGACCTCGACCTCCAGCACGCCCCACTCGCCGACCACGACCTCCTGCCAGTCGCCGAAGATCATCGAGGCCGCGGTGAGCTGGTTCGAGGACATCGCCGGAAAGCCCGACACCTCGCCGTCCCAGACGTTGCCCCTCCACAGCGGCGTGTCGGTGCTGGTGAAGCGCTGACGCTGCATGAGCAGCGCCGCGACCGCCGGGGTGGTGGCGTAGCCGCCGCGCGCCGGCATCACGTTCGCCGCCGCGACGTCGGTCTGGAACTCCAGGATCCCGGCGTAGGCGATCGTGGTGCCGGTCACCGCGCCGATGCCGGCGGTATTGGAG